ATAATGTGGAATGTTTACGTAAGTTGTATATAGAGCGAATATAAGGATTAATTGCAATCAAAATGATTTTAGTAGATTTTTTTCGTTTAGTTATAAAAGTATTAATTTTTGAAATTAGACAATTTTCTGCTTCATCAACATTATCTATTATGATTAATTGTTTTGGATTATTATTTAAACTATGAATAGTGTTTTCCCATATTGGGATTTCCAATGGACAAATAATATGCCAAACTGGTATATTATAGAAAGATTTAATTTTTTGTGCTAAACGAGTTTTACCGATTCCAGTAGGTCCGTGTATAAGTGGTATATTGTTAGAATCAAGTATATTAATAATACTTTTTTCCATTTTATTATAGATTAACTACTTATTTAAATAGAAATTAGTGTTCATTTTTATAATGTTGTGTTATGAATAATGAATATACTATTGAGTGATTTACCTAAAAACAAAAATGAAATAATTGATGATTCGATATCTCATTGTATGCATTTAGTAGATATAGATTATTTGCGCCCTAATGAAAATGATAAGCCTGATGTTAACATAAATCCTTTTAATTATACAATCAAAGAAAGTGAGACTGGTAATTCTGGTAAACTTGTTGGGCATTTATATAGTTTGTTATTTTTAGAATACCCTGAATATAGTGGTCCTGTATCTTCACATGATTCTAGTGTTGAATTGTCATATGAATATTTGAACACTAAATTAATAGATATAAATTATGAATTTGTAAATATTCCACAATACAATATTGCATATAATTTTGTTAAATTAGATGAAAATGCAAGTATTAAAGAAACAATAGAAATAATACAGGAAAATGTATCAAAGATTCAGAAAATGGGTATAAAATATTCCTTTAAATGGGTTGGTTATACAAAAATGTATAAAAATATATTAGAAAAAATAATTGAAAATATAAATTTATATGATGTCGAAAAGAATAATATTCAAATATTAATAAAGGATTTAAATGTATTGCTTTTAATAGTAGAATCAGATAATAAACATAGAGATTTTGTAAAAAACAATGCCCTAATTTTGAAAGATAAAGAAAAATTATCATTGGTTCAGAAAATAAATAACATAGAAATAAATCTTGATGAATCTGACAATGGATTGTGGATAAAACAATATACAAATAATAAGAAAGTTACAACAAATGGCAAAAATATTATTATAAAAGGAGAAGATGGTTACGATATGTTAGATTTATATTCTAAATTAAGTACTCATAATAATAAGAGAATATTATTGAATATGCAACAAAAAGATGAAATTTCTGAGTTAGAAGATACATATTCTTGTGTAATTGATACGCAATGTAGTGATTATGCATTTGTATGTAGTAAATTATATGGACATGTTGATAGATGTACTGAAAATATGGAAAAAGAAATAAATGACATTTTAAATTTTTCCAAAAAAATGAACCTGCCAATAAGTTTATTAATACAAGATAGAGAAGTATCATTAAACTAGTATAAGGGTAATACAAGAACTATATAGTATACCAGCATGGCTCATTATGAATATTACAGCACAGTTAGAAACTTGGTAGAATCTACCCGAACATCTCACATTAATATGATTGAAAGAATTTGTGCCGATCTTGGTCAACCCGAAAAATCGGAAGAAATGATTGGCAAATATGTAGATGATTCTTTGAGAATTAAGAAATTCAAGGACAAGCGTCATCCTAAGCGTCCCAAGTCTGGATATATGATTTATTGTGAAAAGCGCCGCCCGGCTTGTAAGGCGGCGAATCCTAAGGCGTCTTTTGCTGATATTATTAAGAAAATGGCGAGTGAATGGAATGGTCTTGGAGAAAAGGCTAAGACGGAATATTCTAATCTTGCTGAAAAGGACAAGCTACGTTACAAGGCTGAATTGGAGGAATACAATGCGGAGATTTATAAATCAAACGTAAGCACTTCAAATTAGTAAAATTTGAAGTATGATAAATTTATAATATAAATTATGAAGGAAGTTGAATCATCATCTAATAATAGTGCTACAAAAGCTTTTGCTAATAGTATTGTTAAAAGACATGATTCAAATAGTTTATTATTATCAAGAAAAAGTAAAAATTTATTAAAATTTGAAAAAAACAAAAACAAAAAAGAAAAAGAAAAAGAAAAACAAATATCAAAAAATAAGAATAATATAGTAATTGGTAATCAGGAGTTATTAGATCATATTGAGTTGTTGAAATCACAGTTAGAAAATGCTGGACTAAGACCTATATCGGAAATAACAAGTTATGAGGATGGGAAATCTAATTTAATTAAGGCTTTAGAAGCTTGTATTGAGGATGATTCTTTTTTTAATTTACAAGAAGTTGATAAATGGGATGATTTTATTAAAAACCATCCAAAATATATTGAAGAACAAGTACAAAAAAATAAATTGTGGGTTGAAGATGCAATGGAACGCGGAAAAGATGCTATAGAAGAACAAAAAAAATATATTCCAGAAAATATATTTGATAATGCTTCAGTTGTAAATTTACAAAATAAAGGATTATCTTTAAATTTGGCAACACGTATTATGCGAAATAGAGCATTATGGTTAATAAGAATGGATGTTAAAGATATTGCCAATGTTCATATTGCTGATTTGAAATTCAAATATAGTTTTACTGGACTTGATATAATAGAATTAAGAGCTTTATATGCGTGTTTACCAGACAAATTTGAGCATGATCCCAAAAATGAAAAAGAAAATTGGAAAAACAGTCTTATACAAAGTTTAAAAGACATAGAAAATCAAGAAAAAAATGGTACATTGCCAAAAAGATTAATTCGTAATTCAGCTTATAATAATACAAATGAAACGCAAAATATCAAAGTTTTAAAATTCCAAAATCCAATTGCAAATAGTAATTTATTTAGCGAAATTTGTAAAAGAAGAATAGATTAGACATGAGATTCTGGATAATGAATCCATTGTGGGTGTTTAACTTCTTTATAAGATTTAATTTTTATTTTATTCCTAAAATAATCAATTGTTTTTATAAGACCATCTTCTAAATGAACTTTGGGTTCCCAATTTAATATTTGTTTTGCTTTTTTTATACAAGGTTTGCGTTGCATTGGATCATCTTGAGGTAATGGTTTATAACATAACTCAGAATTTGAATTACTCATTTTTATTATTAATTCACCTATTTCTTTAATTGTTTTTTCATTGGGATTTCCTATATTAACCGGATGTGTATAAGTTGAGTCCATTAAGGCTATTAGACCATTAACAGTGTCATCTATATAACAAAAAGATCTTGTTTGGTTTCCTTTTCCATAAATACTAATTGGTTCATCTTTCAAAGCTTGAATTATAAAATTGCTAATTACACGACCATCATCTTCATGAAGTTTTGGACCATATGTATTAAAAAGACGAGCAATTCGTATATTTACGCCATTACTTCGATGATAATCCATAAACAAAGTTTCCGCTGCTCTTTTACCCTCATCATAACATGAACGTATGCCAACACAACTTACATTACCTTTATATTCTTCTGTTTGTGGAGAAATCATAGGATCGCCATACACTTCGGATGTAGAAGTTAAAAGTATTGTTGCCTTTGTCCTTTTTGCCAATCCTAGAATATTTAATGATCCCAAAACATTAGTTTTTAATGTTTTAATTGCATTATATTGATAATGCTTAGGTGAAGCTGGACAAGCCAAATGATATATTTGATCTATTTCTAACTTTATGTCATCAATAATATCATGTCTTATAAATTCAAAATTTGGATTATTCCTTAAATGAATAATATTTTCCATAGAACCTGTGAAGTTATTATCTAAACAAATTACATAATGTTTCATATCCAAAAGTTTTTCACATAAATGCGAGCCAATAAAACCTGTGCCTCCTGTGACAAGTATTTTCATTTTATTATACTAATAATAAAACCACCTTAAATTAATAAAAATGAACTAGAATATTATTTTTGGTGTTAAGCATATTTGAAATCAAAATGTTTTTCTCATTGCCACTAGATATTCAAAAACATATTAATGAATTTGATGATGATTTTAGAGTAATGAAATTGGTTATTATTAGAAATACATTAAGAAATTTTCAAAAAAACAGCATAAATGACGCGAAGAATGCACAATATAAGCAACCATCCTTAAATAAACGAATATCCAATATCAATAATATTATCTGTAAATTGTGTACACATACTTACGTTAATATATGGAACGATGGTGATTATCATAAACCATCATATGAATATATTTGTAAAACCTGTCATGCTGATGTTTCGTTAATAATTGCTACAAAAGGGTTAATAAATAGCGCATTACATAATAAGAAACGAAAACGTATTTACAAACACATGAATTAAAGATTTAAATGTACACCATTGTCAATAGGTAAACTAACACCAGTTATGTGTCTACCTTCTGGAGAACATAATAAGGCAACACCTTCTCCAACTTGATCTGGACTCATTGATAAACCATTTGGTGAATATTTTTCTGCCATTTTTTCAACTATATCATTTCCAGTAGTTCCACGTAAATTACCTAGTCTATCCCATGCTTCTGTTTTAGTAAAACCCGGAATTACAATATTACAATTAATGTCAATTGGAGCGCATCTTAACGCAAATAATCGCATTGCATATTCCATTATACATTTCCCGCTACCAGGCATATCATATCCTGGTGAAGGATTGTATTGAGTAGTGCATCCAGGTGATGAAATTCCAATCAATGAACCACCTTTTTTCATACGACTTATTGCCCTTTCACATATATCTATATAAGCATCACCATACATTTTTTGATAAAATCGCATAACACGCATGTCTATTTCGCCATTATTTGGATCGAATAAAGAACCATCTCCAAATGCAAGATTTTTAATAGGATCGGTTAAACCATTCGAATTTCCGGATGTGATACCAATATATTGTCCAGCGTTGTGAACAACAACACCAAGATTATGACTATTTTTATAAGCTAAGTCATAACGTTTGAACAAATTTTTTCTTGTTGATTTTAAAGTAATGTCTCCAGAAAAAAGTTCTACGCGACATTTATATTTATTTTCTAAATATTTAGAACTATCCATTGCAGAATCATAATCACTATTATATGATAATAACAAGTCATATTGTTTTTTTGCTAAAGCTTCAGAAATACCAAAACCAATTCCACGTGTTCCACCAGTTACAATTGCGACTTTACGTCTTAATGCAAAAGCACTAGTCATTTTAATTAAAATACAAAATTTCATTATTAGTCCAATTTTCATTTAGTAATATTAAAGCCAATAACTCTTTATATTTAATATGAGGTTGCTAATACTATTATTGAATTCCGTATATTCGTTGAATAATGGGGCATGGTTTCCAGTAATATGTGTTTCAGAAATTTCTAAAAAGAAACCATTTCCAATTCAATTATGTTATGATGATTATGTAGTATGGAAAAATGGAAATTCTTGGTCAATGGTAAAAGATGTGTGTCCTCACAAACTAGCTCCATTGTCTCAAGGAAGAATCAGCGAAAATAATAATATTGAGTGTCCATATCATGGACAACAGTTTAATGGCAATGGTAAATGTGTTAAAATTCCACAATTAGAAAATGATAAAAAAATACCAGTATCTAACTGTGTTAAAGCCATTAAAACACATTTAGTAAATGATGTATTATGGGGATTTATTCCTTGTGACGAAAATCAAAGTGAAAATGTATTACCAGAAGAATATTATCCAATCTTAAAAACTTTTAAAAAACCTTTTTTTGTTAGAGATTTTCCATATTCTGTAGACATGCTTTTAGATAATTTTATGGATCCGGCGCATATACCTTTCGCTCATCATGGTTTGCAGGGTCATCGTTCGGATGGTTCTCCAATTCCTATGAATCTTAAAAAAAATGATACCAACACTATAGAAGTATCTTTTATTGATAAAATTAATGGTAAAACAAGAAATGGTGTTGTAGCTTACAATAGACCAGCTTATTATTATGCAATGGATGGAGACAAAAAGTTTCTAAACATATTTATGTGTCCAGTCAAGGCTGGTAAATGCAGAATTTTTTTCCCTCCACCATTTAAAGGTTTACCAAAATTTTTAATTCATCATTTTTGTAATAAATTTTTTAACACGGATATTTGGCTTCATAATGCAGAATACCAATTAAGAACAAAAAATCAAAAATACAAAATGAGTACCACATCGGATATAGGTACAATTCTTTTTAGAAATTGGTACAAAACATCTGGTTTACAAGATTCACAGTTTTTTAAACTGCCAAACCATTTACCCGAACCATTAGCCCCAGATAAACAATTTGACCCAGTAAATGATCATAATAAATATTGTAAAACATGTTCAAAATATTATAAATTACGTAAAAGATTGAAACTTATTTAAAATCTTTGTGCAAGATTAGAATTTGACCAGCATAATAACAAATCTTTGTTATAATCATATAATAATTCAGAATCCATTAATAACTTTCCAATCAGAAATTCATTTTCAACTCTACTATAAGAGGGATTTACCATACAAATTGAACTATTTGCAAATTTATTTACCAAATCATTATATTTCTTAACTATCAAATTCTTTTTGCATAAATATTTTTTAAATTTTAAAAATAAGCTTAGTTTTTTTTCAATAATAAATAGTCCATTCATATTTTGTGAACATATTTGCCGAGTATATTGAATAGATTCATCAATTTCATCTATTATTCCAAGTAAATAATTACTAAGTTTGTTTTCGTTTTCTAATTCTCTTATTACTAAACAATTCTTTTTTTTGGAAATATTGTTTAAATTTGTTAAATCTTTATAAGTTATATAGTCTATAATAATATTTAAGGTATCATTTAATGCATCAAGCATATTTTATATAAAATATATATTTGTTAATCTCATTTTGCGGCTAGGCGC